CCGGAACCAACATTACTCCTATTGTCGATACGTTTAAACAGTTTGGCACTACTCTGGCGGGTCGTTCTCCTGAAGCGCAGGCTCTTGCAAATGCCGGGCTGTTTGCTGGGTATGACTTTGCAAGCGATGTAAAAGCATCTGCCCGTGAGGTTGCTTCCGAACTGCGCAAACGCACCGGGCAGCGCACGGCACAAGAGAGAGCCTTGATGCCGGTGTCTGCGATCTGGGGTGCGCTGGAAAAGGGATCTGCTGCATCCGACGTTGCTACCCGTGCAGAGGTGTATAAACGCACACTTGCTGAAACTGGCAATGAAGCCGAGGCGATGCTTCAGGCGCTGGAGGTTTTGAACTTCAGCCGCAAGGGCAACTCTGCTTTGATCCGAGTCCTGACTGCGCTCGTTCCATTCATGAACGCCCGTATTCAGGGTCTTGATGTTATGTATCGCTCAGGCTTTGGTAAGGCGGCGACACAAAACAAAGAGCGTATGCAGAAGGCATTCATTACTCGTTCCATGACCTTGATGGGCCTGTCATGGATGTACTGGATGCTTGCCTCCGACACTGAGGAATACAAAACGGCAGAGCAGGAAGTCCGCGATAACAACTGGATCATTGGCAGCGTCAAGATTCCCATCCCGTTTGAGATCGGCACACTGTTTAAAGTGTTCCCTGAGCGCATCTTGGAATACTTCATGGGTCAGGACACCAGCAAAGACCTGAAAGATTCGATCATTCGGAACATCACTTCGACGCTGGCAATCAACCCAATCCCGCAGGCTTTCCTGCCTGTTGTAGAGAACGTTGCAAACTACTCGTTCTTTACAGGTCAACCAATTGTCGGCAAGGGACTGCAAGACGTTGCCCCCAAGTATCAGGTGGGCGCAAACACTTCCATCCTCGCCCAAGATATTGGCAAAGCGACCAATACTTCGCCCGTGCAAATCGACAACTTGATTCGTGGCTACACGGGGACGCTCGGAACCTACATGGGGATGGCAATCGACTTCGTGATGCGTGGCGAGGGCGACCCGCCAAAAGCAACGATGACGGCAGAGCAGATGCCCGTGATTAAACGGTTTTATGCTTCGCCAGAATCGACGGGGACGATCAGCGCCTACTACGAAATGAAGAAGGCGGTTGATGAATCAACCCGTACCATCAACTTCCTTGAGCGCACTGCAAAGCCTGAAGACCTTATGGAATACCTGCAAGACAAGGGCGCTAAGTTGCAAGCAGTAAAGCCCCTGATCCAAACAATCGATAAAGACATGACCATGCTCAGAGAAATGCGCCGAACGGTGCAGGTATCAGGAATGGACTCGGACAGAAAGCGAGAAGTGCTAGACAACATCCGCAAAGCAGAAGTTGCAATGACCTCTCGTATTCAGTTCCTCAAGAAGTCTCTCGACTGAGCATAGAGGTGGATCGGCGAGCATGGCAATGAATGCACTGAGCGCCGATCCTCTTGCCCTTACTGTTGAACTTCGGGCGCATCATTTCCTTCGGGAATGACTTGCTGCACTTGAAGCACCATTTCAACGTGGCGCTTTGTTTGTTCCAAGAGTTTCCACTCTGTTCCATATCGCTTTTCAAATTCCTTTTTCCAAGGATGGCGAGAGACGGCGTGTTCGTTGTTTACACCAAGTCTATGGTGAGTGGGGCACAGCGGGATTGTGTGAAAGTCATCGATGCGCTTCCCGTTCTTGATGATGTGGTGAATGTCGGGGTCGCTCTTGACGTTCATCTCGTTTAAACAAACGATACAACCCATCTCTTGCAAAGCCTGAAACCAACGCTTTTTTTTGGTCATTAAAATTTTCTCAGGTTTTCCAGATAAAGAACGTGGTGATTGATGCTCTTGATTGGAGATTGCTCAAGGTTGTCTTCCCGAAAGATGTCTTGCGGAGCAAACCATCCAAGAATATCGACCGAACGAAAGTTGACGTAGCAGTAAATGTATCTGTCGATCTCGTTCTTTGCCTTCCAATCAGGGATGTAAACGCGATCCCTTCCCGGCTTGGTGCTTTTGATATCCACGCGCCTGCCATTGATCACGCAGTCCACGCCACCAGCCCTTGGCTCAAACGAAAGATCGGGACAGACGTTGAAGTATTTGCAGACCGCGATCTCCCCGACGAATCCGTCAATTGCTATCTGGAATCCGTCATCCCTTCCCATTTGTTTGTCATTGACTCCAAAGTTGCGATTGACAAACTCTCTGGTCGAGGCGAGGTAGACCGCAGTTGCATACTCACTCGGCTTGAGTGTGATTGAAACCATGATCAATGCTTGTGTTCATGGCTTGGCGATAACAGATCCGAGACAAGTGCTTTAAACAAAGACCTCAAGCCAGACACAACATCATCGTCTCGCGTTTCATCAATCAACTCTGCCGCCCTGAAGATCACGGCAATCTTCCCCTCGGTGGACAGGCTATTTATTTCTGTTTTCATTTGACTGACCAATAGGACGGGCAATCGCTGCCCTGTTTCGGTGGGACGGAGAACCAAGACGTTCTATCGCCTGAAGGTGATCGCCAGACCGCCCTGCGGCATGAGTCGCATGGGGCAACCAGTTTTCCTTGGTCAGAGATAACACCTGCGCAGCGGCAGCAATCAAACGGCAGTTGGCCTGTCTCATCTTTCATGATCTCGCTCCTCGTCATGCAACTCAATGAGTTTGTCGAGGTAATGCCGAGCCTTCTTTAAATCCTCAACGCCGTTTTTGCCGCGCCACCTTGTGACGTACTTGATGATGTTGCCTTCAAAGTATCCAAGGTTATTTAAAGCAATGTAATCCCAAGGCTGCACAGTCAACTGGTAGTGCGCCCCGCCAACTTGGGTTTCGTTTGCCTTCAAAACAATCCCTCCAGACTTGGCGGCTGATAATTCGGGCCTTTCGCAATCTTCCCGTTGGCATCCCTGATGGGTTGCTCGTTATCGTCAAACTTGCTCCAGTTGCTGGCGTTGACTCGGCGGATCGCTTCGCTGGTTTGCATACCGGCACAGTGACCACATCCAATTGCCGTTACCACTTGGTCTGCAATCGAATCGAGGAATGCATTCCTGTCCTTGATGTTTAAACGGATTTTGTTCTTCTTGAGTCCGTTCGACAGGGCCGTCAGCAGATCCTTGAGGACATTGAAGTCATGGCTACTGTGTTCAAAGGTTCCAATCCTGCATTCCACAGAGTCGAGCATTTCGATGAACTCTTCAACGTGGCAACCAACTTGAACATTGAAGTCATGCTCCGATGGAGTCGGTCTAGCGGCTTGATGCCATTGTTCAATCAGGTTGGCGCTCATCTGTGGCCTCCGGCATTTGTTTGTCCAGTTTGAATTTGTCGATCTCGTCCCTGACCAGTTCTCCAAAAGACTTGCCGGACGGGAACATCATCTGCGCACCCTTGGTCTTGAGGGCAATCTCCATTGCTGCGTTTAAACCGTCATCGAATCCTTTGACGTATGGATTTTCTGCGCCAGCCAGCCGAGACCTCACGCCTTCCCGGACAATCTGAGAGACGGACTTGCCGTGCGCCTTGGCGCATTTTTTAAGTTCCGTTACCTCATCTGGCGGCAGATAAACCATCAGGGGCGCGACTGTTTTAAAACGGTGCATTCTTTTGACTCCATTCTTCGTACTCCTGAACCAAGGCATCGAACGCTTCTTTTGCTTCACTGTTGCCATTCAATTCAGTCCGTGACTTGATGCTGCAAATGTCATGGATGAATCTTGTGGCAACTGCCTCGTTCACTTTCCCGAGTTCATAGACTTCCTGCAAGAATTGCTGGAACCAGTTGTGCCTGCAAAGCATCCCTGCTTTTTGCACACGGTTCTTAACCTGCATCGGGGATTCGTCGTCGTTTATACGCACCATAGCCACTGCGTACCGTGCGCCGACGAAGTCTCTCAACAACTCTTCCGGGATTTCATCCGGATGGATTTTGACGGTGAGGACATAGCCGGTCGCGTCCTGTTTCAACGCGACCTTCAGCGCCTCAAATTGCAGGGCGCTCATTGGCTACTCCGCACTCCTGCCAAGTTTTCGAGGTAAGAGATAACTGACCTGAAGCCGACAATCTGATGCTTCAAATTGGCGATCTCCAACTCCATCTGGGCAATCCTGTAGTCCGCCTTGGAGATATGCGGATGATTGGGCAGCGTCTGCTTGGTTTTCTTTGAGGAGCGCCTTTTCATCATGTACTTAACGGAATACCAAGACTGCTTTGTACCGCCTGTAGCCTTGAAATACTCCTCGTAAGAGGCATCGGGATTTGCCTTCATAAAGGCGGTTTGACCTTGTTTCATATTGACCTCAGAAGGGAATGTCGTCATCTGCGAGCGGGGATACGGAAGCGGGACGGCTTTGTTGCGCGTCACGCTCTTGGAACGGGCTGACCTTCAGGGACAGGAAGGTCGTGCCCTTACCGGACACCTTTTTCCATCCGGCGAGTTGAACCTTGACCCTGCCCTCTCCTGCGCCGAGTGCGGACAGGTCAAGCAGAGCCTCGCCCCGATAGTCGGGCGCTTTGGGACTCTTCTTTACAGAGTTGGCGAACAGTGCGCCGCTGTTCGGAAATTCACGATCCATGTTTACTCCTTGGGGGTTGTGAGGTTGGTTTTGAGCAGAGAGAAATACTCTTGCAGTCGTTTAAATTGTTCGGCGTTATCCTTTTTTAGTTCATCAATCTGGCCTTGGTTTGCCTTCCAAAGACTGGTCAGCGCGTCGATCTCATCGCAGGCGTCACCCCATTCAATCATTTTGTCCACAAACAAAACCCGTGATGAGTCGTCTTCAAGGTATCGCTTGGCGACAATCTTTTTTGAAGATGCGGCAGGCTCCTTCGCCGGTTCTTTTTCTCCGGCTGTGGAGTCAAGCGCGTCATGCTCCACGATCTCCATCGCCGCAACCCACAGGTAGCGGCGCAGGTAAGTCTCGACCGCACCGAGGTTCTGCACAGGGTGGCATCCTTTGAGCGAGGCTTCGCTCATCGGGGTGGCAATGGTGATGACCTCTTCCGGCTTCTCGTTGTTGACGATCAGCATCTGTGCTTCTTCGCGTTTAAACGTGATGACCGAGGTCAGTCCCACTTCCTTGAAGATCGTCAGTGCCGGAACAACGAAATCGCCCAACTCAAAATAGGAATAGCCTGCAAACTTGTTGTAGCCCGACTTCTTGAGGGGCTGCTGATGGAACTTGGCGCGAGCCTCGTTCAGTTTTTGATAGACGTTCATTCTTCACTCTCCTTTGATTGCTGATACTGACTGCACCACTGCGCCACGCCGCAGAAGTTGCCGGTGCATCGGACGGCCTCCCCTTTGCGTACCTCGACGTAGCCCTTCTCTTGCTCTGCCAGTGCCTTGGCGTCTTCTTCCGCATCGAACACCCGAATGGCGGTCTTCCTGCCTTCGCGTTTAACTGCGTACTTGGTTTCACGAACCCAGCGGTCGTCGTCGGTGCAGCGGGGCAGTTCATCACCCCAGTCCGCTTGCACCTTGCTCATCCGGTGCGCCTCAATGCGCTCCCGGATGTATGCCTCTGTCTGATCCAAAGGCCACAAGGGGAGGGTGATGACCTGAATGGGCGCTTGCGGGTAGTCCGGCTTATTCGCGGCTTCCCTGCGGTTCCAGTCGCGGATCAGGGCGCAAATCTGCAACTCCTTTACACGCTGACCCTTTACGGTACTCACCAGCCATGCGTAGATGTTCTGCTGGGTTACCCAGTCCAGTTTGTCCTGACGTAGTGCCCATGCGCTGGTGAACTTGTAGTCGGTGATGATGACCCCGTCTGCCTCGACCTTCTGAATGTCGATAGCCCCCGACAGTCGAACGCCATCGATGTCTGCGAACAGGCGCTCTTCGGTTAGGTAGCCTTCGGCTGCCCCACGCTCGGCGACAACGTGCAAGGCAGAGCCAAGGAGTTGCCACAACATATCGGCAACGTCCTGCTCCATCTCTTCATGGTGCTTTCTGCGCAGTCTCTGAATGCGCGGCGCAGAGATGATCTCGGTCACGCTGTAGTCAGCGCGACCCTTGCTGTAGTAGTCTCTCGACGCGAGGGCAACCAACGTTTCAGGAACGTTGTGCCTGTTGGTGATCTTCAATTGGCCTCCAGAACAGGTGAAACAGGTGAAACAGGATAGTAGCACTAGCGCGAACGTGCAGCAAGCACTTTTGTTCACGATCTACGGTGAGCCTGCATCAAAAGCAAACAGCCGAAAGATGGTTCGCTTCGGAGGGATGTCGAGGCTGATCAAATCCAAAAAGGCTCTGGATTACTCTGAGTCGTTTAAACGACAAGTTAAGCCCGCGAATAGTTTGCTGACGGGTGATGTCGCAGTTCACATCACCATTTGGTATGCCAGCCGCAGGCCTGATCTGGATGAGTCACTGATCCTCGACCTGCTTCAAGACGTTGCGTATGCCAACGACAGGCAGGTCAAAGAGAAGCACATTTACTGGGCGTTGGATCGGGACAATCCCCGGTGCGAAATTTTGGTTGAGCCAAAAAAATAAAGGGACTCACGAAGAGTCCCTTTACCCCGCCCGGGAGCGGTGTCCATATCGGAGGCCAATCCTGCTACGGATTCACGAATTGTGTTCTGAATGCGAACGTATGTCAAGCCGTATGTCAAGCGTTGCAACTTGACTCTGCATTTAAACGAGGGGGTAAAAATTTTGCGACGTTCGCATAAAGTCGTTGAAAAATTTTCCGGGGCAGATGTACACTGACCCCCTGCTTGCGTGACGGTGAACGGTGGGCGCAAGATGTGCAGAGTCCAACCACGGGATAGTTCTGAAACGGGACAAAGGGCGGCGAAGCCAGCACCCTTGAACGAAAAGGCTGGCGGGTCAACCGGCTCCAATGGGCAGAGGTTGTGAAGGGCAGACAGGATAGGCTAGGTCTGCCCTCACCAAAGGGCAGACCTTGAGGAATACACACATATGAAGAGAGATTACAAACACGAATACCAGTTACAGAAGAAGAGAGGAGACGTTGAAGGGTTCCTTGAACGTCAGAAGGCTCGGCGTCTGTACGACAAGAACGGTGTAGACCGCAACGGCAAAGACATCGACCACATTAAACCCATTCGCAAAGGAGGCAAGACCACAGTCGGAAATCTCAGACTACGCTCTCGTTCCAAGAACAAGGGCGACAACAAGTAACCGTTTAAATCCGGAGGCCAACCCGTGTTGAATGATGTTCAGGCATTCGTGTCTGCGCTTCACGTTGACGACACCGACCGTTTCGCGTGTCCCAGTTGCTCACCGCAACGCAGAAAACAAAACCTCAAAGAACTGGTCGTCACTCGCAAGACTGACGCATGGGTGTTTCATTGCCATCACTGTGGAGTGAATGGCAGTGTCCCCTTTGAAAAAAGAAATTATGTGGAGCGCAAATTGTCCGTTGTACCCAAACCCATTACTGCCCCTGTAAACGCATTGGAAGAGGCGCATTACGCATTCCTCAACAAGCGAGGCATCAGTCGAGAGACGGCAGATAAAACGAAGTTGTTTGCCGCAGAGAAATGGTTCCAAAGGATTGGCAGGAATGCCCCAGCCGTTGGGTTCCCTTACTTTCGCAACGGGGCCATGACCGCTGCCAAGTATCGATGCATCGAAGACAAGGACTTCACGCAGGACACGGGCGGCGCTCAAGACTTCTTCGGTATCGACAGGGTTGATCCGTCGAAGCCTATCGTGATCGTGGAGGGCGAGATCGATGCCCTGAGCGGTCTTGAGGCAGGCGTGGAGAACGTTGTGTCCGTCCCCTCTGGCGCTCCCATGAAGGTCGTAGATGGGAAGGTCACGGCCAGCGAAGACAAGAAGTTTGCGTTCGTCTGGAATGCATTTGAACTGCTTTCAAAAGCCCCCTTCATCGTCATCGCAACGGACAATGACTCGCCCGGGCAAGCACTTGCAGAAGAATTGGCGAGACGCATCGGCAAACACAAATGCCGATTGACCAAGTTCGACAGGAAGGATTTAAACGAGGTGCTGCTTAACGATGGGTCGGACGCTGTGCGGTCGATCATCGATGCGGCAGAGCCATACCCCGTCGAAGGTTTGTCATCGGCAACCAAGTTCTCGGAGCGGGTCAACGATCTATGGTCGAAGGGAACTGGCAAGGGTGTTTCAACCGGGTACTCATCACTGGATCAGATTTACACGGTGGCCCCCGGTCAGTTGACCGTTGTGACCGGATACCCATCAAACGGCAAATCCAATTTTGTTGATCAGTTGATGGTGAATCTCGCAAGGCAGCATGACTGGAAGTTCGCGGTCTGCTCTTTCGAGAATCAGCCCGAAGTCCACATCACCCGATTCATGGAAATCTACTCCGGTAAACGATTCTTTGAAGGATCGAACCGAATGACCGACGAAGAGAAGGACGCTGCGTTTAAATGGGTGACAGACCATTTTCTGTTCATGGACTCGGAGACGGTAGAGCCTGCCACCATTGAGTCGATTCTCGACAGGGCGCAGGCCGCTGTTGCTCGCATGGGCATCAGGGGTCTGTGTATCGATCCATACAATTACATCGACATGAAGAACCGAGGGGATTCGGAAACGGGCGCGATCAGCGACCTTCTCACCCGGGTGCAGGCGTTCGCCAAGGCGTTCGGCGTTCATGTGTGGTTCGTAGCCCACCCGTCCAAGGTCAGCCGCACTGGCGTCGATCTGCCCCGTCCTGACGGCATGAGCATCGCAGGGTCTATGGCATGGTGGGCCAAGGCAGACTGCGGACTGACCGTGCATAGGGCAGAGATCGGCGTCGAGGTCGCCGTCTGGAAGTGCCGATACCGTTGGGTCGGAACTCAGGGCGAGGTGCTGCTGGGGTACGACAAGGTCACCGGAACCTACAACGAGCAGGTGGATGTCTTCTGATCGTTTAAACGTTTACCGCAGTTGCGGTAAGACTTACCGCAATTGAGATGCAATTCAGATGGACAAAAAAATACCCCGGTCAGGTCGCCCTGCCGGGGTTTCTTTTACTTGCGTAGCGCCGCGAGACAAGCGACTAGTATCAAGCCCAAAAGGATTGGGCTGAACTCCGCTACCGGGAACAGGCCGAGATTAGCGAAGTTCATCGTGCAGCCTCCTTCAAGATAGCCACCGCCACCTTGAG